CTAAACCAAGCCAGTAGGGGGTGAAGTGCGTCATATTTAGTTATAGTATCCCGGAATGCGTTCCCGAATCAGTGTATCTACGTCAGCAGGCAAGCCTTCAATAACATCAGCTTCCCAAGGTAATACGCTGAGAATATCAACATATCCACTAGCATCGGTCATTGTGACTATGGCTTCCGCTATACCCTCCTCAGGTAGCTCAAATGTTGCTGCGGTTACTGGCTTGTTTTTCATATCGCCGTGTCGAGTGAATATTTCGACAGCACCACTAGCTAACCTGCGGAATGTGTATATGATCCTGTCTTCATCTTGCTTGCGCCTGTAAAGTACCACAAGCTCTTTGTGATCGAACCTGAATAGTAGATAAGGCGGCTCGTGTTTACTGCCCATTGTCTTTCTCTTCTAGAATCAGGTGAATAATCATGTCATACCTATTTGTAGCCACCCACTCTAGCTTTGTTTTAGAGCGTTGTACCTGCATTCCGTATCTCTCAAGCGCAATATTTATGAGGTCTTCTACTCGCTGTGTGCGCCATACGATCTTTGATGTTCGCGGCATGTCATACTCATCGAGCACCTGCGCAATTGCCGAGTAGTGCGCGTAAGCGTTTTTGAATGCTGCCTGTGATAGACGTGATGTGTCTAACGCGGCTGTGTTTCCTATGATTTTTACGGTAATTACGTGGTGGAGAATGTTTTTATTACTCATCTTTCGCCTCGATTGAGAAGTGAATGTCTGCGTATTTTTCTGCTGGCTGTTTCTCATCTGGGATTACTCGCACTCTGTAGCCATCGAATGCGGCTTCTACGGCATCCCAGGCGGCTAAACGGATGGTTAGGCGGCTAGAGTGCGAACGCAGAAAATCTACCTTTCCTAGAGCGTCTACTAGTCTTGAATATTCCTTGGATGAAAAATCTGAAACATTGAATGGAACCAAGAGCACAAGTGTTTCATTTGCCTCAGTAAGCTTTTGAACTGTTCTTAGAGATATTTTACGCATCGAACCGTACCACCCTCTGCTGTGCGATTTCGTATCGCAGATCGGCGATTAGGTTTTCTATGGATGTGTGCAGGATGAATTTCATTGCCCGTGCGTATCCTCGCTCTTTTGTTTTCAAGCCGTTGCCTGCGATGGTTGTGTACTTTTCGGCTATCTTTTTAGCGGTTGCGTATGAGCAATATTTGCCGTGCTGGCGAAATACTTTGGTGAGTTTTTGCGCCAGGTGCTCTAATGTGTAGGCGTGGATCAGAATGTATTTCATGTATTTAATCATGGCATTACATGGGTCTGTACGCAAGCTGATTCGCAGTGCTTATCATCACATACATATAAGGTGTATCTTCCTACACCTAAGTGCTATACTGGATAACGAAAAAGCCCCCAAAGCAAAAGGCTTTGAGGGCAATTCCGGAAAGGAAAATAAGAAACGGAAAGGATGTCCCGGTGAATATTATACACCATTTCGACTACCAACACTCATTCACCATGATTCCCAACCAAATACTGCGCGATTCAAGGCTCTCATGGGGCGCACGCGGGCTTATGGCTTTTATCGTTTCGCAGAAGCCAGGTTACTCGTTATCGCGTCAAGAGTTGCTCGCAGCATCGCCTATTGGGCGCGACGGACTCAAATCGCTTCTCGACGAGCTGTGCGGGTTTGGATATTTGGAGATTTCGCAGTCTCGTGAGGGCGGGAAATTTGGAGTTTCGATCATGGTTGCGAAGCTTCCGATCGTCTCACATAGTGAGCCGTTGACGGGTTTGCCGTTGACGGCTGCACCGTCGACGGAAAATCCGCTTACTCCTCTTAATACTAAAGTTATTAATAATACTAATTTACCCCCTATAGTCCCCCGTGACACTGAGGTGGCTCAGGTCACAGAGCCGTTACGCGCTGACGCGCTCACTGATTGTGATGAACTCGGAACTGATTCAATCTTGGAAATCAAACCTGACACTCGCCAGCATTGGCGAAAAGCGACTGAGGTAATCCAGGCATCCAATGCAAATACCCCTCAGAAGCCACAGAACGCCCCTCTAAGCGACTTTGAGACGTTTTGGGCACTAGTTCCCAGGCGGGTAGGAAAAAAGGCGGCAGAACGCGCCTGGAGGGCTGTAGAGTGTCGTGGCGAGTCATTCGAGGCTATCGAGGGCATGCGAGCATATGCAGCAGCATTCGCACAGAGCGGCACCGAGCTGAAATATGTCCCGCACCCGTCAACCTGGCTCAATCGTCGCGGATGGGAGGACGACCTACAGGCTGTATTTCCCCCTCGGAAGTCACAGATGACCGAATGGGAGCAAAAAGCAGCTCAAATGGGTTACGACCTATCCGCACTAAAAAACGCCCCGCAAATCGCCGCACAGCGCTTTGAAGAAAATCGAAAGGAAATCACTCAATGGAACTAAATACAATGCGAGCGCTCTACACGATCGCCACTGGACTAGATCAGAGACTAAAGCCGCTACCTGATGAAATCTTGTCTGTGTGGGCGGAGATTTGTTCCGAGGTGCCAGACAAGTACGCCCGAGAGGTGCAGAAGAGACTTTATTCAACACGGCGCATATCTATACTCCAACCGGGGGACATCCTGGAGACCTGGCAGGAGATGAAAACCGAGATTGATTCCGCAATCGGTAAATGCTCTCGGCTGGCGGCTAAATATGACTCGCTAGAGACTGAAGACAGGCAAGACTATGAGATTGCTCTACGTGTTTATGAGTCGTGGAAGCGTGCCTATGCTGCGGTGCCTGATTTTGTGCGTAGTGAGGTTAATTTGCGCGTGATCGAAGCGCCGCGTATGCCACGTGAAACTAAAGCTGTGCCACCACCTCCTGAGTTGCGGGCGCTTGTGCGTAGCTTTGGTGTTGGCGAGTCTGGTTCTATGCGGCGCGGCGCGGTTGAGCGTGAGCGTGATAGGCAGATGCAGGCACTAGAGAGCATGTGATGCATTTCATGCGATACTGGGTTTTTGTTTCTGGTATTGCATGATACACTTGAGGTATCAAACGAAAGGAAAGAAGAAAATGAGCGAAACACTCGAAGGCGCAATCAGCCTAACCTACCACCAAGACGAAAAAGCTGCATGGGTTGAGCTACTGGAAGACATGCCCTTTGTGAAAGACACCGAGAGTGGCAAAAAGGTAGTAGAAGCCACCGAAAGATTCATAAAGAATGGGCTTGCGCGAGTGCAGGTCAAAGACGGTACCGAATTCGATTCGTCCGAGTACTGGCAGCAGGTGTTAGTTGGGCGCCAAGAAATTATCAAGTCCTTGGAGAAGTATCTTGCTAAAGGTTTGGCTGAGTTAGTACCAGACGGACATGATCTAGCCCTAGTCGAGGTGGCTGTGTACCGCGCATACGTTGGCAATGAATTTTGTATAGTCGAGGACTACGAAGTATCCACGCGTAAAGTATCCTAATGAAAGTAGTCATTGAGATACCGGATAGCCACCCGCTGCTGTCGATAAATAAGCTAATGTCTGAGCATTGGCGCACTAGGCAGAAATCATCTAAATACTGGCGACAGGCAGGTTATGAGTCAGTGAAAGACTCACCACCTTTAGAGCCACCGATAGCGTGCGATGTGTATATTTACCGCCCGCGCGCCGGGCGCTATGATCCAGGGAACTACTACCCCACTGCCAAAGCTATTATAGATGGGATGGTTGATGCGGGGATACTGCCAGATGACTCATTTGAGTACCTGGATGGCGCACACCTCCATCATGGAGGAATCGACAGAAACAACCCGAGGCTAGAAATATTTTTTAGCCCATACGAAAGGAAAAATAGAAATGGCTGACCTGCAAGACCTGAGAATTGCATTGAAAAATATTGATCTACTCGCAGATGAATTGACTGACAAGAATTTTGGGCATCTGCAAGATTTGCATGATGAGGTGGATAAGATTCGTGAGTTTTTCTCTCCTGAATTTGAAGAGAATATTATTCACTCGCTAATGACGGTGCAGGATGTAGCATTACGGGAAGATGTGACTCCTAACGGTGTGCGTAAGGCGTGTAGCTCTGGGCATTTACCATCTTTTAGGACTTCTGGCAATCATCGCCTTTTCGACCCGCAGGATGTTGATAAATGGAGCAATACCAGGAGTATGTAATCTATTTCACCCCCTACTGGCTTGGTTTAGCTGGTTGGGTGTGGTATACTAGAGATACAAGGAAAGGAAAGAGAAATGACAGTAGGATACCTACTCCAAAACAGGTTCACAGGGAAAACCTTGCGAGTCATAACAGAACTTGACGGAAAAAGCTACATGGTAGCAAAAGACATTGACGAAATGTTCTTCAATGAACAAGGACACTCACGCACGCTAAAGGCACTCAAGCCAGGTGCTACACGTAAGAAATTCTCGCTACCTAAGAAGCTCGCAGCGAATGAACGCATACGCAAGCTAACAGCGATCACAACAGAAGATTTACTAGGGGCAACAGGAAAGCTTCGAGATGCAAGCGTTGCACAGGCAATACAAGACTTCTGTTTAGTGTTCAATGTTTTCATGATCGGCATAA